TTTTCAGCCGGTAATAGTAGTAGCGATGCTTACAACGTTCGTATCGAAGGATCGATTACATCAGTAGGGACACTGAGTCGTATTCGAACGAATGACTTGACCATCGCATCAGGTGGCACGCTGACATTGAATCAAGACATCATGCCGACCGACGGCACGCTGACAGTGGAAGGAACGCTTGACCTTGCAACTGAAAGTATTTCTCCCCTGGATGGAACCTACATCGCATCAACGGGGGTCGTAACAGGTGGTTCTGTCGTAAACGTTAGAAGGGATATCACTATAGAGTCGGGTGCGACTATAGACTGCGGCTATTTTGAATTCAGACAGTTCGGAGGACGAGGGCAACTATGCGAAGCCACAGGGGGTACGGTCACTTTCAATGTTGCTACAGAGTTCAGAATCGATAACGACGATATCGAATTCAAAGGCGATTTCATTTTCGATTGTCAATGTGACTTTGGGCACGATGGAACTACAGCGGTTGATAATTCAACGTACAACCCGAACATGACGTTCAAGAATGATATACCTCTTGGCCCCACTGAATGGCGGAAAGGTACGGGACTAATTACCTTTTCGGGCACCGCAGGTCAGTCAGTCAATTTCGCCGGGGAAGCCACTGAAGATTGGGACATCGACAAGACAGCTGGAACTGTAACACTGAGTGGCGATGTCGAAGTTGATTCGCTAACGCTCACGCAGGGCGGACTGGACATCAATTCCAACACGTTGACGATCACCGGGGCGCTATCAGCGCCGGGCACGAACGCGACAACAGTCGATGATAGCACGGGCGGCGGGTTGATCGACGCACAAGGGGCGTTTGATGTCGACAACGTGACGTGGACCGATGCCAACGTAGATGCAGCTGATTCCCCTCCGATCGCTTCGAATAGCACGATTTCGAATTCAGACGCATCGGGCGGCAACACGATCGACGCGGCGGACAACTGCGTTGACAACGGCGGGAACGTGAACTGGGACTTTATCGCCGCAGGTCGCAGACTATTTTTACCTCCGATGTAAGAATGGCTCAATCATCCAGGGAAAGGACGGAGCAACTTGGGGGCGTGACATTTACGCTAGGAGAGGAAACGGGCTGACAGTTAACCAAATTACCGCCGTGGTTCATGGGGCAAATGGATCGAATATTGGCTATGTATCTGGCACGGGGGCTGAAATTACTGACAATCATTTTACCAGTAACATTACAGCGATTACCTCGCGAGATCAAAAACACGGCTCAATGATCGGTAATAGTGTGATTGGCGTGATTTCTGGTAATACGTTGTTGAACGGGCCTGTCATGGGTATCGGTGTGTCACACCAGAGCGCGCGTCACATACATGGCAATGCGATCGTTTGAAGAACCGCTATACAAACGGCTTTGGCATTGATGCCAGCGGTGGCGAGGCGGCGAGATCACACACGTGGACCCGGAGCGCTTGCCGTTTGCGTGGTGTTGTTGCGAGGGGTGACCGAGTCGCGACGGAAGTTGAGTATTTGGCGGCGAGTGAGTCTTGATTGGCACCTCCCCGTATTCTATGGTACAATTCCACAAGTCATTTCAGCCACTTCACACAGAGGAGCATTTATGGCGACGCAAGCACCAGCACAGAGTCCCACGGCCGAGCCGCAGCGGAAGGCGGCGAGCCCTTGGAACCCGGTCGACACCCAGCACTACGCGCTGATGGGCCGAGCGCGTGAGTTTATCGCGATCTACCACACGTGGGCCAACTCCGATGACGAGTCGAGCGTGCCCCCGGCCCGGTTCTGGGAGCGGCTGGAATCGTTTCTGGCCGTCTATGATGCTGGACCGTGCCCGCCTCTGTTCGTCGGCGCTATCGAGACGGCAATCGCTCGTCTCCGGCTCCGGCTACAGGAATTCGACCAGTCGGAAGTCGTTATCCCCGGCGCTCAGTTTCACGACGCAATGATGGGGCTGGAACGAGAGTTGGACAAGTTCGAGCGGCGGTTGCAGTCGCCTGTCTGGGTCGAACCGATCCAGCAAGTGCTCAAAAGCGATTCCTGCCCGTCAGATACTCAGATAGCGAAAATGTATTCGCTGATCGACCCGAACACTGGGCATCCCCAGGTGCATTTGGTGCAGCAAGAGCGAGCACAGCCGGGTTCGATCATCGCCGCGGACTGGCTTCATCCTCGCGAGCGAGCGCGACGCGAGCAGTTCCAGGCGTGGGAAGATGGCCGGCAGCTGTTCGAGAAGGCGGACCCGGAGCAGAACATCGTCAAGTCGCAGCGCGCCCCCGCTCCCGAATCGTGGGCGGAACTGTACTGGACCGGTGTCGACCTTCCACAAGCAGCCAAGATGAAGCAAGTCACACTCGAGGAAGCCGAGCAGAAGTACAAAGAAGTCGCGGCCAAGCCTCGGGAAGAGTCTGGCGTGGACTACGAACAACCGGCGGTGTCGCTCCCGTCCCACAACCAGTACCGGAAGTATTCGACTGGACAGCTTCGACTCGCCTGTCAGCAGCGGGGGATTATGGCCCAGCCGTCGGACAAGGACGCGCTGATGGTCGAGAAACTGCGCCAATTCGATAAGCACCAAAAAGACAAGAAAGCGAGCGAATAGCCCATGAATATGCCACAATACACGCTCGACAGCACGGAGCGGCGGCCCGGCTCGCACGTGACAATCAGCAACGGCAAGTCGGAACGGGTCGGAACTTTGCTCGGGGCCATCGACGATGACCGGTTCCTGGTCAAAGCGTACAATCAGTACTACATTGCTTACAACCCCAACTCCGACCAGTTGTGGCAGTCGAACTTAAAAGAAGAAAATGTCGACGCAGAAACAGCCAAGCAACTCGAACAGCAAGCAGCAGCCAGCGCTGCCGGCGAAGACGCGCCCATCCCACAAGGCTATCGCCCCTTTTAGGAAGAACAAGAAGAAGCAGAAGCGGTTCCTCGGCGTGTTGTCGGAGGTCGGCAGTATCCGGGAGGCGGCGAAGCAGGCCGGGGTGAGCATCCAGACCATTTACCGATATCGCGCATCGGACCCGGTGTTTGCCATGGAGCTGGAGCAGGCTCGACAGCAGGGCATTGACCGCGCGCTAGACGTGGCGATCGAGTGGGGCACGTCCGGGCTTCCGCGCGAGGTCGTGGGCAAGGACGGCGAGACGTACACAATCAACGACCGATCCGAGCAGATGCTGAAGGCGGTCTTGGCTCTGCATCCGGACATACAGCGAGCACGCAAGGCGGAGGCACAGGCCCGCGCCACGCTCCAGAATGTGGACGTGCATTTGCGGCTGGGGCAGGGCACGAGCGAGTCCATGTACTCGGGGCTGCTTCAGCATATCGACCAGCATGTGGCTCGGTTGCCGGAACAGAAACAACATCCCGAACGGGGTGAAGAGGCGGACGATTCTTAACCAACACGAAAGGGCACGTTGTCTATCGCGACCAGGAGCGGTGGGCCGGCAAGTAGTGGACCCTGAACTACATCCCGAAAGAACTCTTGGGCTTGATCCGCCAGCTTCCAGACGACCCGAACGAGGCTAAGTTACTTGATCCAATCCGCGCCTAGTGACGATCTCAAATTGTGGCTCCAACAGGTGGCACAGACCAGCGACTGGCGCGGACGCCGGTCTTGCCGCCGAGCTATGTACCGGCGCCCGGACCTGCTCGAAGAACTGAAGCAGCTCGACAACCAAGAGCTGAACTATCTGGTCTACCGGCTCTATCACCACCCATTCGACTCGTTCGAGCCACGGTCAGACGATCCGATCAACGGAGACGAACAGGAGTCGTTCTTCGATTCGAATAAGTTCATCACCGTTGCACTTGGCGGGAACGGGTGCTTGGGGGCGGAGCAGGAGATATACGATCCCTCGACCAACACCAGTACGCCAATAGGCGAGATTGCCAAGCCGTTCCATGTAACAAGCTACAGCGGACGCGAGTTCAGGACTTCTCCGGCGTTGGCTCCGTGGGTGAAAGGTGTAGACCGACTGTACCGCGTTCATCTAAGCAACGGTTTTTCATTTGTTTCAACGCTTGGGCACCGTGTACTGGGCTCGGACGGTGAATATTACACTGTCGAAACAGCTCACCGGCGCAAGATCGACCTGCAATACACGCCTTTGTCCCAGATGCTTTGCACTGTCGACCGGCTTGAATACCTGCGTACAGACGAGTTCTACGATTTTCACGTACCCGGCGACAATAACTACGCACTGGCCGGGGCCGTTCACCACAACAGCGGCAAAACTTACGTCGCGGCCCAGAAGGTGGTCGAGTTCCTGAGAACGACTCCGCCCCCTAAGCCGGACACTCCGTTCTGGGTCATCGGCGACACTTACGACGAATCTTGTGGATCGTGCTGGCACCAGAAACTGCGCGAGATCATACCCCACGAATGGCTCGAACCGGACCGCATCACGTGGCTCAACCAGAAACGACATTGGCCCTACTCCGTACCGCTGATGCCCCAGGAGCCGAACTCGCCCAACAATTGGGTCCTGGAGTTCAAGAGCTACGAACAGGGCCGCCATCGGATGCAGTCGATCGCTATTGGCGGGGCCTGGTTCACGGAACAGTTTCCGTGGGACCTGTTCGAGGAAGTCTTGCGCGGGTGCCGTGAATGGTCCTTCCCCGGCAGCGTGATCCTTGAGCAAACGCCGGTCGACCCCGAAAAGTCCGTCCGGCTCCAAGAGGTTTACCAAGCCTGGTGCGCTGGCGACGATCGGTACAAATCGTGGGCGTTTCACCATTTCAACACGCAGTCGGCACTGGACACCGGGCACGTAACCGACGAATGGTTCCAATCGTTCTACGGAGCCGTTTCGGACGAAATGCGCGAGACTCGGCTACGAGGCATATTCGCCACGTATGAAGGCGTCATTTACCAAGCGTTTCGGCCAGCCCTGCACCTGGTCGATCACCTGGAGATTCCCCCGTATTGCTTCCAGTTCCGCACGATCGACTGGGGCAGCAGCGAAGAGCACCCGTTTCGATGCCTGTGGGCCGCTCGCGACTCGCTCGGGGACTGGTACGTTTACGATGAGTACCATTCGAGCGATCAGCGCTTGCTTTGGGCCGACCACATCCGCGCCATCAAGGACCGCCACGACTGGGACCAGAACTCGCCCTACTACCTGAACACCTACGCCGACCCGTCACGCCCGGACCTGATCCGCGAATTCAGCAACGGCGGGATACCGATCACGGCGGCCAACAACGCGGTTTATGACGGCATCGAATCGGTGCGGCGTGCATTGGCGATTCGGCCTGCCACCGGCGCACCGGGCCTGGTCATCGATCGCGTGCGGTGCCCGTACTTGGCGCGGGAAATTCAAACGTACCGCTGGATGCACTCGACCGGAAAAGGAGTCAATCCCGTCGACGCGCGTCCGATCCCGCTCAAGAGGAACGATCACAGTGCGGACGCGCTTCGGTACCTGATCCATTCGGCGACTGCGGGGCTTGGCGCGAAGGTGCATACGATGCTGGTCCGCCGAGCCGGGAACTCAGTTCGATACCAGCGCGACGACGATTTACGACACGGACGACGATAATGGCCGAGCATTGCCTGACATGCCTGCACATGATCGAGCGCGGACCCAATACCATCCCGCTCTGCAACCAGTGCTGGGTCGAGTTCAACAAGCTACCGCTCTCCAAGCGGATTCGGATCGGGGCACAGCTCAGCGACACGATGGCGAAGCAGGACGCGGCGCGTGTGGCAAGCGAGTTCATTGCCGAGATCAAGCAGATGTCGGAACTGGCGCGGGCCAGTCGCGACATGCGAGGCTGGTTCGGGCAGAATTAGCGATCTAAAGAAAGTTTAACCCAGTCCCGATCCCATCTCGCTTCCAGTTTGTCCACATGCCGCGCAGGCTTGGACGCCAGATTGTCGAACGACTGCCCCCGTGCCGACAAGTGCCACGCATTCGGCCGATACTGCCACCGATAAATGTAGCTCGGCGGCGCGCCGTCTTGCAACGGGTCGCCTTTCCGCATCTTGGCCTGCTCGAACCGCTTTCGCAACCCCTGGTCCTGCCCGGACTGAATCCATGGATAGCCGTTGACTGCCGCAAATGCCGACCGAGTGAACGCCCACGACCCGTGAAACAGAGCCGAATTGCTCTTGGCGAACATCGGACGCGATCGCTTTTGGAACAGGATGCGGCTCGGTATCGCGTAATCGTGCCCGGCCCGGATCGACTCTACGCACTCCGACACGTGATGCGGCAAGTAAATATCGTCATCGTCCCACACGCAATACACGTCCGCGTCCGGGGCGGCCAGTGCTGCCGTGGCGTTACGCTTCTCTCCTACGGTACGGAACCGGCGATGGCTAACAACCAGCCGCACGCCGCGATTATGGTAATGTTCCAGCGCATCGGGTCCGTACTGGCCCGCATCGTCCAGCACAATCAGCTCCCGCTTCGGATAGTCCTGGCGCAAGTAGGACTCGATCGCCTCAGCCAAGAACTCCGGTCGTTTGTAGGTACAGCAGATGCAAGCTACCTTCATTACCAACCGCTCCATTTCCCATATTGGTAGTCAGATCGGCATGGCAATAAGTGCGGGTCTTGCTCTCGATAATGGACATGGAACCGACTATGCACGCAGTTCCGGCACGATTGCGGAATCGGCACGTCACCCAACGTCCGAATCGGGTTCGTGGGATTGCCAAACACAATCTTGTTAGCCGGGACAGAAACGTCTTCGATTCCATCCAGAATCCCGTTTAAGTCCTTAATCCCGCCCGCCATCGCCTGCCGTATCTTGTCTCGCCACACCAGCCGCTCATCGGACTTGACGCCCTTCGCGTGCATGAACACGACTTCCGGCCAGCGCACGGATCGAACAGGCGTCTCCGGGCGGGTGAACGTGCCGTACACGCGCCAATTCAGGTTCGGTGCCTTCTCCAGGTCCACGTAGATGTGGCACGGGTCATGGTGCGGGCCGTCGATCCCGCGTCCGGTGCCGTGCTCGAAATCGCCCCACGCCTCGATCAGCCCCAGCCGAATCACCGGGTCCGGCGACTCGATCATCTTCTCCAGATCTTGGACGCGGCTCTCGTACAGGATATCGTCCGCGTCGATGAACAGACAATGCCTCGCGTCGACCTGCCGAGCCCGACGCAGAAGGAAGTTCCGCGACTCGCACCATCCCGCGTCGACTCGCTCCGGCGCGTCACCGGAACACACGTCGAATCCACGGATGACCTCGACCTTGTGCCGAACATCTTGCCGGACCTGGTTTAGGAACCATTCCAGCTCGCTCAGCCGGTCCACGGAATTGTCGTCGAACACGATCGCGCACTGGACGTGGTCCAAAATGCTGTCCAAGCACACGGACAGGCTGTACGCATCATTTTTGCACGGAATCAGTGCTGTCAGTGGTAGAGTCATGGGCTCGCTAGCGCGTCAAATAAAAGTTTCCCGCTCCGCGCGCTGTCGCCACCCACGGTGTCCGGTGGTTCGCTCGATACCATTCGGGCGTTCGACCGTTCTCGCCCAACTCGTAGCCGATGTTCTGGATGCGGCTGAGGATCGGAAAGACCTCGCGGCGGGTGCGGCGATACTGGGAGCGGAACTGGCAGGTGAAGCACTTGCGGTTTCGGAAGCACCAGTTGTCAATCAGCCAGTCCAAGCGCGAGCGGTCGACAGCCCAGCCCCACGGCGACCACATCGGGCGGGTGCTGCATTGGTGGGACTGCTCAGGGCCCGGTTGACGCTTCGGCTTGTTGTAGCCGGACGCCAGCAGAATCTGGCAGCCGTCTGTTGATTTGACATCCGGGATCAGCAGTTCACGCACGGCCCAGTCGAAATAGTGCAAGGCGTCGGGGCTGGGGACGGTGTCGTCCTCCAAGTGAAGCGTCACGTCGGCCCGGAGCTTGAAGGCGCGGAACACCGCTTCATGGGTGTTTCGATTGAGCCCGAGGCGTTTCTCGTTCACGACCAGACGCATCTCGCAGGAGTCCCACTGGCGGAAGGCGGCGATCACCTCGTCGTTACCCGGCTCGACATTGGGCAGCAGTAGCCAGTCGGCGATCCCATCGCATTTCGCCAGCGCGTCCAGCACCTTGCGAGTGTAGGCCGGGCGGCGGTAAGAGGTCATGGTGATCACGCGGAGCATTTCTTCACCTCACAAGGAGCGTTTGCCGGTCGCTGGAGAGGATCCGGAACCGTTGCGTTTACGGAATTCGTCAGAAGCATCACCGAACACAAACTTGTTGGGCCTTTTCATCGCTGTTCCTTGTTGTGAATATATATGGCGTCCTGATGAGTCGAGTGACGGTTGTATGAGGCGACACGAACGTATCCGTATCCAGTAAGGCAGCCATGTACCATTTGCGGGTCGGCCCAGCCAGCAGCGGGGCAATGGCCGTCACGCCGTTCCTCAAGGTTAATCCACCTGACTCGGCCAGACTGGAGAAGCCGGCCACCGCTCCGAAACGCAGCGAGCTCACTGCCCTCAATGTCGATCCACAGCAAGATACGATCGGGCTGGCCCGCGTGCTCGTCAAACCGATCGAGAGTCCAGACCTCTACCTCGCAGCTGTCGTCGGCGTAGGGGACAGGGAACAGGCTGCAGCACATCAGGTCCTTGCTGGGCACGTGAAGGACAGCGGTGCCCTCATCTTGCCCGATGGCCACCCTAGCCAACTGCCCGGGAAAGCCCTTTTTTAGCAGCGTTGCGTGTTGGCCGGGGTGCGGCTCACAGCCGAACACCTTCATCGTTGGGTATCTCTGGCTGAGCGTGTGCCACTCGGTTTTATGCCCGACGCCGATGTCGTACAGTGCATCGGGCACACCGCGGATGAAACGGCATATGGCGGCTTCATGTTGTTGTTGTCTACCCATTAGTTCCTTTCAGCCACGATTCGCAGGCGCGCAGCAATCGGCTGCGATGTGCGACGTGGTGTTTCCAATTGCGTCTGTGAATCGAATGTGGCGCTGACAGCTCATTCACGGCCAGTCGGTGGACGCGATTCAGCCGACCGGTCGCGTGCTGAGCGACATAGCTGAAGATGATATCTTCGCCGTTTCCGGCGGGCTTTGCGCCGCTCTGCACGTCGGCGAAGATGGGCGCAACCTGAAAGAACTGCGCGGCGTAACACCGGCGGGCAACCAGCGCTCTAGTCAGCACGATCGGAGCCATGGAGTCGCCGGATACACCGCGACCATAGGAGCCGTCCGGCCTGGGCTTTCGGCCGAAGACGCCATGAATGATGTCCGGCTCGGCACGCCACGCATCGACTAGGTCCAGAAGCGATTCCACAGGCAGCTCCAGGTCATCATCCTGGATCACTACGCACTCGTAGCGGGATAAGCTCGCAGCGGCAAATCGAGTGTAAAGGCCCATGTCCCGGGAGGCATTGACTACGCTTGCCCACGGATGGCGAAACGTGGTGGCCGGGTTGTTGTTCCACACGATGCCCTCGGCAACTACGCCGCCGGACTCCCAGCCAGCCAGGATGCGGTGTACGTTGTCCGGCCGCTTCCAGTTCAAAATGACTCCAGTCACGTTATTCATGCCGATTCCTCCGCCTTGCGCTCAGCCACATCGTCAAGCAGCTGTTTCCACTCATCACCGAATATAACCGGGTCCGCCAGCTGGTTAACACGATTTCTGGCCGCTTCCGCAATCGTCATCCGCAGCCGCTCGCTGCGCTGCAATTTAGACAGGCACGACACCATGTCCTGCATGTCAGTGTACAGCATCCCGGTTGTCCCGTGCTCCAGCATCTCGGTCCAGCCGTAGTCGTTCGGAGCCACGACCGGTACCCCGTGCGCCATCGCCTCCAGCCCGACCCGAGGCCAATTCTCTTTCGCCGACCCGTTCAGGCCCAGCACAGCGTGACATTGACGCATAAAGTCGGTCGCCGGAATCTCGTTCGGCTTGTACGTCTTGGCCCATCGCGGAGGGGTTCCGACCTGGGAAAGCGTCTGGTGGTCCACGCCCATCATCAGCAGCCGTTTCGGGTTCGGAACCTTGCCGACGTACCGAAACATCTCCTTGTGCCATTTGTCACGCGCGGCCCGCGACAGCTTGCCCATAACGAACTCTTCGCCGGACAAGTGCGGTCGAGGCCGGTACTCGTACAGGGACACATCGAAGCCGCCGCGAATCAGCCGGTACCGATCGCGAGGCACAAGCGCACCGAGCGTCTTTTGCAGCCGCCGCATCTGGAACTGGCTCTGGCACACCATCGCGTCCGGCGGGCCACAAGCAGTATACCACCGCTGCTCGTGCCCGAACGGCCACGTCATGCAGTTCAGCCAGATGATCGGGCACCCCATGTCTCGCAGCACCGTGGCCGCTCCCGATTCGTAAAAGTGCGAGTTGCAGAACGACACAACTGGAGACCCGGCTAATCGTGGTATCGACCGCAGGTGCCGCTCCACGTCCCGTGGGCTGATTGTAACCGTCTTGGCCAGGAGCGAGTCCATCTCCGGCTGGTATCGCTGGTTCGGCCGCCAGGTGGGAATCAGCGTCACTTCAATGCCAGCGCGACGCCACAGCCGGATCGAGTGGTAGGCTTCCGTAGACGCACCGCCAACATCGCCCGGATATCCGACCATAACCAGACGGTACGGGCTCCTGTCCTCGCACAAGCGGCAATTCGCGGTCGATTTCGTGTTAACTCGGCCGATTGCGCAGGTATTATGAAGGGTACAGTCGTAGGTAGAGAACAGTTTCCCGCGATAGGGGCAATTGCTGCTCTGATCGGCCCCCGTGGCCGATTCCGAGCGGTGTCGGCACTCGAACGCCTTCGGGTTGTGCCAATAGTCCGGTTGGCTGGTCAGGTCGGAAACTGCGACGCTGGGCGGCTTTTTGGTCTTTTCCGGTGCGGCGAGCGATTGCCGAACCAGACGCCGGTGCATGACCTTGGGAACGAACTGGCCGTGTTTTTCCAAGAGGTCCGGCACGCGGTCCATGTCCCCGGCTCGGCGCAGTGTGTCGATTGCGATCAGGACCGTGGTCCGGTTGATCCCGCGAGACTGGTTCTTGTCCGAGATACAGTCACGGCAGTTCGGGACGTTCGCGGCCACCATCCGTCCGGCTAGCTCCGATGCTACCCGGCAGTGACCCATTTTCAAGTGAGGACATTCGACATGAACCATGACAGGATTATCATCAGAACCAGGGGGCGGCACAATAGGCGCTCGGGCCAAGTATCAATTTTGGGTGTGATTGTCATGGTGGCAGTCGGGCTGGCCGTGGGAATGGCCCTGTTCGGCATGATCGTCGACAACCAGAGCACAAAGAGAGTGTTTAGCATGTTTCCAGAGTATCCTTTTGTCCGGCCATTTGCCGAGCATATATGGGGTCCGCTGGAGTACCCGCCCGCTACGCCAGACGAACTCAACGCGCGGTAGCCTTGCTACATCACGCCGCCTCCCACGGCCCCGCTGCTGCTTTGCGGGCAGTCTACGCACTCGATCGGTATAACTGATCTATACCCACGCCCGACAGTAGTTTCAATTGTTCCCGCTGGCGGTGACGCCGTTCCCCAGCAGGCATTAAACCGCATCGTTACCTTGAACGTCGTTGTGGACCCAGCAGCGAGGCTGAAATCCCACTCGCCCTCCGGGTCGGCATTTGTCAGGGGCGATGTAAGCCGGTCAAGCGGGGGATCGCTCGATATGATCTCAACGTCGAATCCTGCATCACCGTCCGGAATCAATCCGAAATACATCGCGCATGGGTTGGACCCATTCTCCGGACAAGGATCCCAGGCAAACGCTTCGTTGTTCTTGACATCGACCTCCAGCGTAAACTCTTCGCCTGTACATACCGGATTGGGTGAATAGCTTATCGCGGTCGCACCAATATCGAAGTCCTGTCCAGGATCATCAAACTCTGCCGCCCCATGCTCCATGCACGATTCACACCCTCCCTCGCTGCTGCTTTCCTCTTCGCTACTACTTTCCTCCTCGCTGCTACTCTCATCCCCACAATCACAGCACCCGATCTTTTCCCACGTGCCAGGCGTTTTATCCAAGCAGCCGTTTTCATCAATAATCAGCACAACCACGCGCTGAAACAGTTCCCCGTTCACACAGTCGGTCTCAAGCATCTCGATATCTGGACACGGCTCCGGCGGCTCTTCGCTGCTACTGTCCTCGCTACTGCTCTCCTCCTCGCTGCTGCTTTCCGAATCGCAACAGCCAAACAGATCGCCGAAGATGCAGACCTCGTATCTGTCTGCATCTTCGTAGTACTTCGCCAATCCGAATGTGCCTTGCGGAACCTTTGGGTTCCGGTCGTGCAGCTTGGCCCATTGCTCGACTACCCCCAGCGCGTCATGCACTTCAAAAAAACAGTTGACCGGGCACGTCTGCCCATCTTCGTGCCGGACGACCTCCGCCAGCGCCGACGTACACGGCTCCAGGCTCTCTCGCAACACAAAACGCCGAAACGCATCCGGTTCGAGCGGATTCACCGTCTGGCTCAGTTGCGTATTGGGAGCAAAGTTCTCCGGAAGGCCAATGACCCTAGTCGTTACTCGCCGCTCCTCGGAATCTTGGGCGTCATCGACTGTGTAGATGATGCAGTCGTCCGCACCCGACGGCGACAGGCTGGGGATGCCGATATAAGTCACGTCGATATGTCGCGACGACATCGACAGCCAATCGGTCGCCCACTTATCGGCCAGCGCGTCGAGCGTTGACTTGTTCAGCGGGTCCGATTCCGCCGTAGCGTCCGCTGCAAAGTCCGCCCAAGCGGTCGAATGGACAGTGACCACGCCTCGCGTGTCGGTCCCAACGTTCCGTTCGTAGGTCCAGTCCCGAACCTGCTCGCGGCACTTCTTGGACCGGAACACCATTCGGACCCCGGTCGTTCGGGCCGAGCGAGTGTACGCCCCGCCAGCGATCACCGGGCCGGGGGCATGAATCGGCGTGTGACGAGCCGCCAGAACCTGCTCCGTGCCCAGTGCGCCCAGCAGCGCGACAGATCCCGTCCGCGTCACCACCACGCGGCGGCCTGTCGAATGGGCCACTATGTCCAGCAGCCGCGCCGCGTTCATCCTCGGCCGAAACAGCTCGACCGGATCAGGGGCCAGATACGAACCGTCAACCACGCCCGGCACAAAGGTCTGGTTAAGGGACTCGCCAATCTTTAAGATCAATGCGGGCCAAGTCTCCAAATCCGACAGGGTGGGGTTAACGTGCCTGAACTGCCAAAAGTACCTCTGGTCCACAACGGGCAGCACCCACGCCTTTTTGTTGCCCGAGACCGCCGTCATTTGACGCGGAGCGAGCGCAAACACCCGGAAGGGTACTCCGGATATGGTCAGGCGAAGAGGCGTCGTAGAGGCGATTTTAGACGCCACATCGGACAGAATCGAATCGTTGACCAGGAAGTGACCGTAGGCCCATCGAGTCGCACCGGTTGGCCAAACAAGCTGGTTCAGCTTCGGGTGGTGGAAAGGTGGGTAATTTATGTCGGGGGCGGTAACTGGCTGGTCCCATTTGCCAGCGTGTTCCCATCGCCCGTCATCGTCGGAGAACGTGGGCGATTCCGGGTACTGGTCCGGGGGCTGGAACTGGTCTCGGAACTGCTCAAGGTCCGGGGCCGAATAAAGCGCCTGTTTGCCGTCGATCAGGATCATGTCGGTATTTAGTCCTCATCGCCGATCAGGTTCCAGTCAAACACGATAGAAAAGCCGATCTGGATCGAAGCGTGCTGCCTTGCGTCTCGAATAACGTTCCAGTCCTGCGGGAACGGCGGCTGGTTCAGTATCTGCTCACCGAGTTCGTTCAGGATGTCTCGGTCATCGCCGGTGAACGCCTTCAGTGCCTTTGTGGCCAGGCGGTACAGTCCGGAGCCGCGGCGGTTGAGAATCTGGTCGGCATGGTGCGGCTGGTCCATCTGGCTCGCGGTGTGGATTGTGACCACGATCGTCGACATGCACGTGGCCTGGAACTCGGCCCCGCCGTCGTACATTCCCGCATCAAAACTGCCTCGTCCTCCGTCGCTGATCACACACCAGATCGGATGAAACGATGCGCCCGGTGTCGGTGGCTTGGCGTCCGGGTTATCGCTGATGAAACACGTCTGGCTCTTGAGTCCGAGCTGGAACTGCATGCGCTCTCGGAACGCCTTTAGCACCTCGGGAATTAACGTGTCTACGCTGGTCACTCATCAGCTCCCGTGTGGCGCCAGTTGGCACAATGCCTGTTATCAACTGCTACTCGAATCACCCACGTCGTCCGGTATTGTAGGCGAGCTGGACACCGGGAACAGCCGATCGGTCTGTCTCAGCCGGAAAAACCGGTTCATCCACTCGTGCAGCACGCCCTGCCGCCCATTGCTGTTGTCAATCTCCGCCGTGTCGCCCATCTCAAAGTTGTCCAGGCCCGGGAAGATCGCCACATAAGGACCGCCCGGGTACAGTCGCGTTGCCGGTGACAGCGCCACTTCATCCACAAACACACTGGTTCCGCTCGACACGGCCGTCGTCTGCTTGATCCGAAAGTATACTCGACCCGGGAGCGTCTTGGGAGTCCGAAACGAGCCGGTGGAGTACGTCCAATCCGAATTCGACAGCGACGTTGCGTCGATCGTGAAGCTGTTGGCGTTCCCTTCGTCGTCCTGGATCACCGACCCGCCCACGCCGTCGACCAGGGCCACTTCGATAACGCCCGCCGCCGGTACCACGTCCACAATCGCCGGGACACATGCCGCATAGCTAAGGGACGGCTCCAAGTTCACTTCCTGGCTCAGTTCCGTCAATTGCGCCCCGTCCGCATCGAATTCGACGGCTCGAGCGCCGCGGATCACGTTGGCCGACCCCGCCGTGGTCGTCGCGTGTCCGATCGAGCCGGTGTCCAGATCGTTGACGCTGGTGAGCTGGTTTGGGTCCGGCACGCCGTTAAACGTGATCGTGTGCGTAAAGTTCGGGCTGGTCCCGGTCGTTTCGACGGCCACGGCACCCAGCCCCGGCAGGGCTTGCAACGCGGCCTCGACAGCCGACTGGTCCCCGTCCCAGGCGATCGGCGACGTTTCGTGTGTCTTGCTATTTCTATCCTCGAACCGGAGCCGGTAGAAGCCTTCGGTCGGGCTACCTGATATCGTGACGGTCTGGACCTCGATCGGGGTCATTTTCAAGGTCGTCCCAAGCGTCGCCACCGCAGCCTGCCACTCCAGCGGCAAATCGTCCGCCTGTGCGTTTTCGTCTTCAAAGTCGGCGTTGACCAGCCGGTTGTTGCCGCCGGTAGCCACGCGGCTTGTCAGGCTAATGCTTGCCCCGCTTCCGTCTGGCCAGAACGGGTCCAGCTCCTCCCGTGTTCGCTCGCCGGAGATCGTCCAGGTGACCGAGCCGTCGTTATTGACGCTGCTCACCTCCAGTTGCACATCCTCGCCGTAGACGAACTCGCTGACCTTGCCATCCACCCGCCGCAAGCTGACCTCGATCGCGCCTTCCCCTTCGTTCCCGGCCCCGAAGCTGACCGAGCTGGACAGGGTGCTTTCTTGCAGAGTCTCGCTTTGCCGATCGAATTCGTCGATCAGCCAATCGATCGCGTTGTCGATCCGCTTCGGTGTCTGCTCCGACTCCGCTGCCACCGACTCAATGATCAGCGTCGACATGTTCCGCGTGATCGACCCGCCCAGAAACGAGCGAGCGTTGCGGGCCATGGTGTCGACAGCGCTTTGCAATCCGTCCGTCGAGCCGTGAATCGGCATCGACTCCTGATCGAACAGGTCGGAAAACAGCTTGATATTCGCGCTGAGGCTAGGCCCCGAAGCGTCCAGCAATCCGTCCGCCGCGTCGAACATCTTCCGAAGGCGGGTGAATAGTTCAGTTAAGTCAATCGCCACGGCATGGCTCCTAAACGACCGCTTGATAGTCCGGCGTATTCGGCCTCTTCTGATTCGTCGGCGGCAACCCCTTGGCTATCGCCGGCAGGTCCTTGAACATCGGCGCAAGCCCGGCCGGGTACTGGTCCCCGCTCCGAACTGCCCGGTCAAGTGCATACGTGCCGTCAAAGTGTATCCCATACAGCACCGCTCTACCATCCGCCGACAGCACCGGGTCGTTCAGGACCGGCTCATGGCGCAATGGCCGAGTCGTGATCCCATTTAAGTCTGTAAACGTTTCGAATCCCGGTATTTCCGGCCATTCGTTGACCCGCTCCGCCTCAAGCGAGATATCCCGCAGCGTCATCGGCCGAAACATCTCAATTTGTACCGACTCCACGCCCGAAGCACCAGCCGCGACCGGCAGGTGGGCGATCCCGGACTTGTTCCGAAGCGTGGTCGTCACGTCGTAGCGGAGATAGCCCGTCCCCTCGGTCCTGTTTTCGAACGGCATCGACACCTGGTAATCCAGTTCGTCCTCGTATCCCGGAACGTCTTTTCGATCGCCCTTGGTGTCGCCCTCTTCAATCTCCTCTGTGGGGGGAAACTCAATTACCGGCCCCATCGGGCGCGAATACAGATCGAACGGACCACACGAATCTTGGTACAGCACATGCCGAAATATCCCTCGAAGACCCGCCGTGAAGAACGGAGCCACAAACGTATTGACGATTGGAAGCGGAGGATTCTCTGCGAACGTTAACTGGTCCTCATCTCCCGCCTGCGGCGCGGTTCCGGCCCATATGGATCCGTCTGTATGCTTTATCGTTGCCGACGCATACGCAACCGTGTCATGCAGGTCTTCGCCGATCTCCGCATGTTGCACGAAATTCCGGTTGGTGAACAGGAATATCCGCGTCAGATGCAATCGCATTTCCAGAATTTGGTACGCCAACGACGCCAGTCGCGACTTCGACTCTTGGGGGTTTCCTTCCACGCGGACATTGACGGTGCTTTCCGCCAGCGCGCTGTGAGGCTGCGGAAACACAATCTTGTGCGATGCCGTCCACTTGAGCGCTGGCAGCGGTGGGTAGACGGCAACCTGCCTGTCTTCGAACGTGAAGTCCAGTGTTAGGCCATCTTCACTCTCTTCTGCGCTGTAATTATAACGCTTAAACCCGAACGTTAATGGCGGGATGAACCATTCTTTGAAGGAGTGGACGCCCACGTCTGGACTTGCTACGCGCAAGCGGCCTCGGTATCGTCGAGTCGTGAACCAGCGTTCGTCCAGCGTCTCCGCTTGCCACATCTTTAATGACAAGATATCTGGACTCGTTCTCCCACCACCCGCGCCGCAATCCAGCGGCCTCACAAACTCAATATTAAACTGTATCCGCGCCGACTTGTCATTTACAAAATGGAGCAGTCGCGGGCTTGGCTTCGGGCCGTTGTCAATGTCCATTGACGGACGATTTACAGAAGTGGTGCGCATTATCTTTTTTCCAGCCGCCTCCAGTACAGTGGTGCTGTTAATGCGCATCTGAAAATGGCCTTGCGGCTCACTAAGAGATGCCAGAAGGCGACTAGCCCATCCGGAGCCTTGCGAGTTCAGTGTATCGCCCACGACCCTAATCCCAAGTCGCTCATGGTCCGCCGGCTCGACTTTATTACTCGCGTAAATGATCCCATGCGCACTGAGAGTTGTTTTCAGGGCCATAGGATTCGCTTTCGATGCGTCCATGATCGGCTCTTGAACGATCGACTCGATCATTACATTGTGGATGCGCACTGTGTCGCTCGAGCTGGGTCCAGCGCGATACACGATTTCTGTTGCCACAACTACGGACCTCTTCTGTTTCGAGGAACAAACTGCTGGCCATTTTGCCGCCAATCCCGCTCTTGCTCCATAGTGGCCCTCGCAAGCGTAGCCCCAAGGTCCCGAAATGCCGCATTGACATTTGCATCGGCTGGCCGCCCCACGCCGGGGATTCGTTCTATCAGCCACGCTAAGGCCCTGACATGCGGAATAAGCTCAACTATCTTGATCGCGACAGTGCCCAAATCCGCCAGCCTGGCCACTGCAACGTTCATAACGCCCTCGAACCGGTTCTGCCATGGCTGCACTGAGTCTCGCAAGTCGTCCAAAGATTCCTGGCGATCGCGAACGGTGTGTCCTATCTGCTCGCCGGTTCTAACATTCCGCTCGATGGATCTATACTCGCTTTGCAAATAAGCGACACCTATCTCCGCGTTGAACTTCACCAAGTGTTTGTGTGACTTTTCTAATTCCTCGCCCCATCGCCTGATAATGAATGGCATTTCGAACGGCAGCTTTGCCTGGTCGACGACTGCGCGGGCTCGCGCGAACGGGTTCGGCGAAACAAGCGCCTGGCCCGTATTCCTTACAACGCGCCGGGCAACACCCTTCCCCTCGCTAAATACTTGAGACCCGGCAGGGCTAAGGGACTGTATAACGGACGCCCGCGTTTCATCCTGCCTGGCGCCGCGCCTGCGTCCCGCGACCGTTGCCGCTGTGAATACAAAAAAGTCGGCGATCTTGTTTAGTACAATGCCCTCGATTCGCCTGCCTATCTGCTCGCCGATCCGGTCACCACCGCCGCCACCGCCGCCACCACCACCGGACCCTCCTCCGAATGAGCCGCCACCACCACCGCCACCGCCTCCCATGCCCCCGCCGCTGGCGCCTCCCCCAATACCACTCAGCGCATCGCGCAGCGCTGCGCCAAATCCACCTCCGGGTTGCGGTGCCGATGATGTCTCGCGGCCGCCCCGGACGTATTCGGCTTCAACTACGTCGTCGGAGCCACGTCCTCTCCCTCCCGATCCGAATATGGCACTGGCAACGTCGACGGATGTTTGAACAAACTCTGCTGTTGACCTGCCAGAGGACCGGGCTACTTGCCCTGAAGCCCCTGCCGCGCCGCTTCTGGCGCCAGCACTTGCGCCTGCGCGAGCGCCGACGCTTGCCGCAGTTCGCGCGCCAGCCCCGCCAAGCAGCCTGCCGAGCGACCCAAGAAGTGCCCCTGCCAATGGTGCAGCCATGTCTAGCCCTCCGATCCAAAATCAAACTTTGGCCGCGACGCTTCCAGTTCGTCCTGGTGAGCGCGCCACAGGCCGTCGGCGATCTCCGGGTCTTCGTGGATACTTCTGAACCAGGCGCGGCCTAGCTCCCCGGTCATCCCCGCGTGAACTCCTCGTTGGTAGGTGCTGATTCGCAGGGCGTTGACGAAGTCGGCGTTGAGGACGAGTCCGACTCGGGTGATGGGGCTGATTTTGTCGAGGATTCCGGTTCCAAACGTGGCGACCGCTTCGGCTGCGGGCCTAGTTTTTTTTTAACCCATTCCATGTACGCCAAGTACTCCATCAAGACCGCTCGGACCTCCATCATCGTCAGCCCACGGCCTTTATGGTCCACTTCCGGGATGCCGAACACTTCTCGGCCAAGTCGCACAGTATCCGCCAGTGCTTCGTCGCGGTCCGTGTCGGGAAGGTGTTCCGCAGCTGCTACACGCTCGCAAGCGTAAAGATCGATCTCTTTGTGGTTCATTATCTCGAACCATACCGCGAGCGGGTCGATGCAGCGATACCGCACCCCGTCATGGTACCAGAACAGCCACGACTTACGCCGCCTGTTCAGTTCGAATTTCAACCGCCGCCATAATCTCAGCATCACCGCCACCCCAGACAACTAACTTGAAGAGTCCTCATCCCACTCAAACAATTCGAGTTTATCGGCATTGTCTCCGGTACCCGGACGCCGCAACCAGCACTCGAACCCTAGCCGGTAGAACCGCGCTCGAGTCCCGCTGTTGTACTCGATCGCCTGGCGAATAAAGCACGTGTGAAACGTCTTCTTCTCCTTGCCGCCGTTCAGGCGAATCGCCATTGCGATGCCTTCCTGCACGATGAGTCTTCCAAACTCAGGCACCGTTCCAACCGCGATCGTCGCATCGTCGGTGAACGTCTTGAGCTGGTCGAGCTGGTCTTTCTCGTACTTGGTCAAGTCCAGGTTCAGGTTCGCGATCGCACCTAGAAACTGTGTGTCGCTCGGAACGCCTCGCTCGCCACCGCGATCGTCCGTCGCAATATCGAAATAACGTGGCTCGATCCGTACCGGAACCCCATCGCGAGTGAACCCGATTGGATCGAACGCCCCCCCGGATTTTTGTATCTCGACGAAAACCGGGCCCTCGTAATAATGGGCAATGGCCATCGATCAGCCCCCCTTCACTATTCTGCGCATGGGATAGAACCGTCCCCGCGCCTTGTCCACGAACATGTTCATCCGGTCGATATGGATCGCCGACATTGTTTCCGCACTGGCATGTCCAGCCTTCTGCACCTTGGCCACTTCGAATATCCGCTGCCCGGTCCGAATCAGTTCCAGCGCTTCGTCGTGCGACCGTTTCGCCTCGTCTCGCACTCGCTCGTATTCGTCCGACCACGGCTTGCGAGCCCACAGCTTCCAGAACGCTACTCGGCACGTCAGGTCCGCCAAGTACGCTTGCGATTCGCCCGTCAGTTCTTCCAGGTCCTCGCGCGTGTACATGTTCGCCCGAAGCGTTGCGGCCACTACCTCGCCAGTCGCCGAGTCCAGGGCCGCCTTGATCTTGACGTTGTTGGACAGGTACTCTTCGGGGATAAAGTTCCCGTCGTCCGCCACCAGGTTGCTCAATGTGCGGGCGTCGTAGCGGTTGATCAGGTCGGTTGCGGTTGCAAATGCTGCCATGGTCACTTTGTAGTAAAAAGACCGCTGCCGCACGGGGGCGCGACAGCGGTCCAGAGGCGGCGGCACCTCTCCAACACAGTTGGGGCTCCTGTCGCTTAGGCCGCGCTACTCGACGAACTCAACGGGTTCTTGATGAGTGCGCCGGCCAGCGGTGCCGTCAGGACCGGAGCGAAGTCGTCCACGACCCGAGTCCATTCCAAGCGGTTGTCCGTGTCGTGCTTGGATTCGACCGTCAGTTCTTCTTTCATAAACAGCGTGGCCGTCGAGAACGACGGGGCTCCGTCGATCCCTTCCAAGCCGCCGGGACGCGACAGCATTAAAATCACATCGTCGCCCAGCACGTAGTTTTTCTGCACCGTCGAGGCACCTTTTCGCGTCGGTACCCGAACGGCATCTTCGACCACGATCCGGTAGTCGTACAGGGTTTCCGGGAAGCCGAACTGGGCGAGCGGGCCGAGGTTGCCCACCAACGTTTCTTTCGCCGCGGGCGATTGCTTTAAGTAGTCACGAAGTTCTTGCGTGACCGACAGCTGCCGAGCCACGGTAGGATTCATCACGGCGACCAGCTGATGTCCCTTGACCGATCCGAGCGTTTGCATCTTGATCTGGTCGGCCATGTGGTCCAGCGCTCGCTTGATGTCGGACCGATTCACCGTCGATTCGTCAAGGAACCCGGTCACGCCTTCGATATCGACCACGTCCTCCACGTGCCCGGTCGGATACGCCGACTCATTCAGCAGCACATTCAAGGTCCGCATCGTCCGCAACGTCATAGCCACCTGCGCGTTATGGCGCGACGCCTGGGCGAGTAGCGGCCAATCGGCCTGTTCCGGCGCTTCCTGCGGGTAGCTGTCCGTCGGCGCAAATCGCTGCGTCTTGTACGGCTTGAACTCGAACGACTCGCGATGACCCTTGCCGCTGGGCGCCGGGTCGCCATAGGGCCAGGCGTAATCGGCACCATCATCGGCCAGAACGCGGCCCGCCTGTTCGATCGTCATTTCAATGTAGAGGCCGACGTTTTTGTCGACCTTTACATACTGGACATAGCCGGGCAGCGCGAACTCGCGCGGGTTCCGGCTAAAGTCGATCACCAGGTTGTTTGTCGCGTCCGTATTCGGAACGAACGTGTTATAACCTGAAGGGAACATTTTCGGCATGGTTCTGGCCTCACTGTTAAATTGGCTCTGTCAGGGCCTTGTTATCACTCAGAGATTAAGACGACGATTCTTCAGCGGGGATCACAAACGGCGGCATGACCCAGCCGTAAACCTTCTCCCCTTCCAAGCCAGCGGTGAACGGCTTGAAGAACGCGATTTCGCCAGCGTCGGCCACCACGCCTTTTCCTGCCGCGTCCGGGCGGAGGAACTGGCCCGCATCGCAGCCGCCCGACCCAAGCTCCAGAATGGCGTTCGACCCGAAGAAGCGAACCTCGTTCGTTTCGCCTTCCTCGCCCGCCAAGTTGGAAGTGTTCTGCGGCAGTGGCGCGGCGCCCGAGCCTTCGCCCGTAACGCCGACCACGTGCATCGAGTTAGCAGTCGCCTGAACCAGCTCGTGGTCCTCGGAGGTTGACTGCTCAACAAATCGAGACGGATTGACATCCCCCCCAAAATGGAAATTCATCGGATCAAAGGTCATGGTCTGTCTCCACTGCAAAAAAAAGAGCCGGCCTCGCTATTAGCGAAACCGGCTCGATGATCTCGACACCGCTATGTCAGCTTGGTGGCCTTACACCGCCCCGTTCTTCTCCGGAACAAACGTGTCCGTATCGTTTTCCAGCATGTGGCCGAGCACGTCTTTGTACTCGACGCTGTGGCCCTGCTCTCGCAGCCGAAGCGTCCGCTCACGCGCCGCTTTGCTGTACCGCTCGCGCTTTTCGTCCGACACCTTGCGAGCGGGGATTTCGCTCTTGGCGTAGCGGGCGACGGCGCTAATCGCCGGACTGCCGACACGCTCGTACCGTACTCGAATCCGGTCCAGGTGCTTGTCGAACAACTCGTCCGTAAAGTCGCCGCAAAACTCCATTTCCTCGTCCGCGTCCAGCATGTAACCTTCTTGCGAGGACAGCTCGGTCAGCGCTGCGTGCCGTTTGGCGTACCGCGCCTTCTTCTGCTCTTCGACGTTCTGCTCCTTGATCTCATCCACGACCTTTTTCAAGTCGCGATGGTCACGCTCCAGCTTGGCGTACCGCGACTTGAGCTCATCGCGCTCTTTGCGGTACTTGTTCGCCGAACTCGGTTCCGGCTCTCTGCCCTCCTCTTCACCGAGCCAGTTTTCGAAACACTGTGCGTATTGGCGGCGAGTGGCGTCGTCTGCGTGGTGCTTCATGTATCGCTGCACTTGGCGCAAGTCGTCCTCGTCGAACTTCGCCATATAGTCGCGCGCACCATCGCAATCGAAGTCATCACCCTTGGCATACCGCTTCATAAAACGGGACGCGACGCCTTGCGGGAACGCCATGTCTTCGTCACCCAGCGGCGGGCCAACGTCAGGGATCGTCGGTTCGTTCATAAGATCAGCTCCTTCGCCTGGCGGCTCGGGGGTTAAGTGGACATTCGATTCATCGATCCACGCCATGATCGACGGCTTAAGCGCTTCAAGCAACTGTTGCAGCTGCTCCGGCGTGAATCGGTCTTTACTCGGCTCCTTCGCCAACTGGTCCGGATGCGCCGGCTCATCGTCTCCGCCGACCAGGCCGGGGATGTGCGTATTCATTCCCGACGCAAACGCGCCGTCCCATTGGTACCGCAGCTTCTCGACGCCTTCGGGCGGCTTCTTGCTGTATCGATGGTATCGGATTAAGCCCAGGTCCTGCCTCGGCGTCTGCGCGCCAAGCAGTGCGATCGGGTCAATCCATCGGTCTTCCGGCTTCTTTTCCGGCCAGATTTCGACGCTGCGCCGGGGCCGAGCCTTGAATATTTTGTGGTGGTCTTTGGGTATACGGAACCGGGCGAAGATGCACGGCTGCTTTGATCGCTTGCCGACCTTGCCCATACGGAACGGGCCAGCGTACCCGATAATCGGCGGGTCCTTATCCGGGTCCCCATCATCGCTCGTGTGCCATGCCACGATCGGCGTGTAATCGTCGGTGTCCTCGATCCGCCGGTTGTTATTCTCAGTGATCCGGGTCAACAGCTTTTCGTCGTAGTCCACACCGTCATCGTCGACATGCGCGCGAAGAACTGGCACGTCTTCGTAGACGTAAAATTCCTCGCCCGTTTCCGGGTCGACTTCCAGCCGCGGCGATCTCCGCTGACTGTCCTGTGTCTTGGTTGCTGTTTCCATTGTCCCTAAAACAAAACAAGCCCTGCTGCCGGTTTGACAACAAGGCTTGGTTTTCTCAACACCCTGATAACGCGTGCTTTAATGGGGCCGCTGCGGTGGACGGCTCCAGACCGCAGCGGAAATAGGATACGCAAGGAACATCAGCCTAGCTACATCCTGCGAGTATTAAACCCCCCTTTTTTTCCCGTGTCAATACCGTTCCAGTCGCTTTTTTTGTAGATTCGGCCAGCAATTCGGACGCTGACCACCTGCCCGGCCTCGATCCCCACATCGATCGGCAGGCTCCCGAAGTAGTCCGCGTCCAGTTGCGACAGGCGGCTTTGAGCCAGCGCCCAGCTGACAACTTCCCCAATATTTTGCGAGTTTTGTACCGCCGACGCTCGATTAGACACTACCTGTCCCCCTGTCTCTCTGTCTCTAAATTTGCGAATCCTGCCGCCACTATATCGAACACGTCCAGGTACGCATGTACCGCTTCCGCGCACGAGTTGGCGACCGCACCTTCAATCTCCGCCGGGTCAAACGAAATGTCGGCTACACTCACGATCCGTGCTCCTTAGATCGTCCGCCCGAAGTCGCGACGCCCAAACGCCATCGAGTACGCTAAAAACGACGCGGCCAACACACCCGCCAATATGTACAGGTTCCGCCTGCCACCCACGGCATTGGCCAGCGCGTCGATGATCCCCACCTGTCTTTCGTCGCCGCTCTGCTGCATGTGCAGGATCGCATCCACGATCGCGTCCTGGTACTGGGACACGGCCGCATGGTTCCCGCGCACGATCTCGCGCTGGACATGGCTCGGCGGGATCGGCGGCTGCCAACCACCCGCCTTGGCGGTGTTCAGTATGTGCCGAACCGCGTAGTCCGCTTGCCGCACTTTATCCACCCCGGCGACCGGAGTGTGGCCAAGATCGGACGCCGCTGTCACCAGGTCGTCCAGTCGCCCCATGTGTTCAGACAAATACTCGGCCGCGTCCAATGCCCGCTGATCGCCCGTCTCGCCCTTGGCATGGTATCCAAGCGAGTTGGCGACGTACTTGACGAATCGCTTCATCGCCACGGTATCGCCGTAGTCGCGTGCCGGGAGCCCGAACTCCGAAGCTATTTCGCTTATCCGCTCTTCTTCATCCTGCATCTGGGCCTGTTGCTGGTCCAGTTGCTGCTGATACTCATCTAGCGTGTCTCCGGTGACGTGGCCGAAGTCCACCATCCGTTCTGACTGGACCTCTACGCCGTCCCGATTGCGCCAGAACTCCGGGCCATGCGGCGGGTAAAACACCTTCGTCCACTGGTCGTCGCCCGGCAGCACGGTCCCCGGATTCAGCCGGCCCAACTCTTGCACTAACTGCTGCTTACCACGCCCTGCTTGTGGCCGCTGCTCAGGATCTGTAGGCGGCATTTGTTCCGCCTCCATTTCAGGCCCCGGTTCCAGTCCTGGCTCCGTCGTCTCTTCTGCCGCTTTTTCCGGGAAGAAGTTTTCGACCAATGCGGTCAAGTCCTCGGCGAACTGCTGTACCGACTCCGCCTGCCGCTGTGCCTGCGCGCCCAGTTTCATCGCCTCCGCTATCGACCCGCGATCTTTATAGCCACGGTTCCAGGCCGCTTGCGCCATTTGTGCATGGCCTTCCCCTAGTTTTGATTCCATTCCGGGCCGATCGTTGTTACGCAAGTTGTCCATGACTCTATCCAGCGTGTACTGGTCGATGTCCTGGATGTTGTGCGTCCGGAGCCGAGCCGCTGCCCGAGCATCTTCCGCCGCTGTCTGTGGTTGGTCTGCTGTCTCTTCCGGATCAGGCTCCTCGCCTACTTCTGGTTCATGCTCCGGCTCTGCTTCAGCCACGGCGTCCGGCCCATCCTCTTCCGGCTCCTGGTCGGGAGGCAGTTCCTCTTCCTCCGCATCGATCGCTTCGGGAGTGCCACGAACCTGGGTAGCATCCGGTGCCCCTGCGCCTTCTATCATTGCCTTCTCTTCGTCGGAGAACTTCTCCCATTCCTCCTGTGGAATCCACTGGCCGCCGACATACGGCTTTCCGGCAAGGTATAGCGGATTGTCCGCCGTGTGGCCTTGCGGTGCGCGTCGCTGTTCGTACCGGATCGGCGATTGGGAACCGGCGCGGATAATCAAACGCTGCTTGATGGCGGTCGCCAGCACGTACCGGTAGTGGTGCTTCATGCCCTGCCGCAACTGCTCCAGTGTGCGCTTTAATTCCTGGCTGATGTACGCCTTGGACACGCCACGCTCGGCGGCGATGTCCTTTTGTTGCTGCGGCCCTTCCTCTCGACGACGCCCAATTCCAAACGTGCGTTCTAAAAGGTCTCGCTTCTTTTCCGGCAGTTCGGACAGCAGGCCCTCCACTTGTTCCAGCGCCTCGACCGTCCCCGGGGCTTCGAACGGCTCTTGTGCATCGGGATCGGCGACGGTGCCCATGTCCGGCGCGTCTTCTCCGGTCCCGCCGACACCACGGGCCACCCGCGTTTGCCTCGCTTCCGTGCGCAGTTCGTTCAGCATGTAGCCATTGATGTACTGTGACGCATAGGACTTAAACGGAACGCCACGGTTCGGATCGAATCGCTGGGCCGCGTCCCATAGCCCGATCATCCCGGCCGCCTCCAGCCAGTCGCGCTTCTCGCGGTCCCTGCCCGCCTTCCGGCTCGCGGCCGTGCGCACCATCGGCAAGTGTTCGTCGTACAGCTCCTGGGCGCGGTGGTACTGCTCCTCGTTCTCCATCGCCTCTTCTACCGGATCGATCTCCGCCGGCCGAGTCTGGGGCGCCGGTCGCGGCTGGGGAGCGGGCGCCGGTTGCCGTGACTCTGGCCGAGCGGGCTGCCGTGGCGGCTCTTCACGTGGCGGCTGGGCCGGTTCCTGTTCGGCCGCTGCACCCGCCGCTGCATCTGGGGGCGTAGTAGCTGGTTTCGGATCAGTCTCTTTCCGCGGATGTAGCGGCTTCTGCCCGGTGCCGAAACTTGGCCCGGATTGGCCCTGTCCCTTCGGCGCGAACTGTCCGCCCTTGCTGCCGGGCGTCCCCTCCGGTTGGCGCGGGTGCTTGTCTTCGTCTTCTGTGCCCCAATCGAATGTGCGCTGCCTTTGTCCGGGCGCTGCGTACCGCTTCTTTCGCATCTGCTGCGGGCCGGGCTCTGGCGGCGGCTCACCGCCAGATTCACCGCCGCCAGATTCACCGCCGCCAGACTCACCGCCGGGCTCACCGACCGGAGTCTGCGGATTGATCGGTCCGCCCGGACCCATGATCGGCCCGCCACCTTCTTCCGGGCCTGGAGGTGGCGGGTTCTCTGCCTCTTCGATCGCCATCCGGATTTGCGGATTGTACAGAACTTCGTCGCCGTCCTGGGGAACGGACAGGCCCAGCTTGTCCATGATCTCGCTGCTTTTCAGCTTGCCGCCCATGTTCCAAAGTTGGCTGATTTCCTGCATCAAGTTCGGCGGGATGCTGGTCTCGGTCTTGAGCCGGAAATAGAAGTCCGCGTTCCGATACTGCGGCATGTTGTAGTCCCGCAGCGGTGACACAAACTCCCGAGTCATCGTTTCTTCTTGATTGGACGCATCGAATCGGACAATCTGCTTGAGGCTATCGTGGTGCAGTTCCGCCACGCCGGACCCGAGCCCTGTCCCGGCCGTCTTGCTCGACAATGTTTGGCCCAAGATGTATCGCGTGATCTGGTCTCCGAAGAAGTCGTCGACCAAGTGCTGCAGCGCTTGAATCCCGCCAGTGTTCGGTGGAATCTGCTCAATCGACGGCATGTTCGGCATCGCCGGATCATACGGGACCAGAATTATGTTCGTATTGGCCTGGTTCCGAGCCGCGTTCTCCATCTCTTTTTTGTATGGATCGTTTCCGGACGGGTAGTAGTAGACCGTGAATCCGATCCCGGTTCGCTCGACCACTTCGACGAGCTGGGCAAGCGTTTCTTGTTTCTGGTACCAGCTCCAGTACAGGAAGTTCCGCAGCCCGACGCCTTTGATCTGAGAGCCGGTTATCGGGTCTTCGTACTCGCCGTCTCGCACCATGTGTTTGTGAACGGTGATCTGTTTCCGCTCCCACCGCTCGAAGAACACCGCCGCGCCTTCAGGCGTGTAGGTCCACAACCGCTCGCCTGCGATCTTGTCGTCGTTCATCTTCAGAAGCGCCAGGCTGACTCGAACGCCCATCTGATCCGGGTCGAAATGCCCAGTCCCATCATCGTACCGCCAAATCAGCTTGTCTCCCGATATGGGCGTGTACTTGTCCACATAGATGGACCGGCGTCGATTCCGATCGATGTGGTAGGCGTACTCGTTGAACATCGCCACGCGACCGTACCAGATAGCCTCCGCAAGCCAGTTCCGGTACTGCGTAAAGTAGGGCGTCCGCTTGACGATCTTGGTTAGCGTATTCGCTGCCTCGACCAGTTCAGGGTCCTTTTCATCTTCCGGCTCGATGGACCAGTCGAGAAGTGCCACCATGCGCATACGGGCTTCGAGCGGCCCTTCGATCATAATGTCATTGCGCATCATGGCCGCGTTGGAGCGGCTGTGTCGGATCGCCTCGTCCGAGTTCCGATAGGTCTTGGCCAGCGTGCTGGTCAGGCCGGAGAACGTCATAATGTGCGGGACAGGAGGTCGTCCGGCACCGGGCGGGATATCGTCGGTCACGCCGGTAGACGGGTCCCACGGCCGACTCGCTGCTTCGAGTTGACGGCGGTACCGAATCGGCGCACGGTCGCCCAGGTTGTACGTCCTGCCACCTGCGCGGAATCCGCCCGGATCATCGACCACGAAGGTATTATCCACCAGTGGCCGGGCTATTTGATCGGTCATTTAATTGCTCACACAAACCGCTGTCACGCTGTCATTCCACCCGGCGTGCGTTGAAGATTGGCCGCCTACCAATATCTCCATCTCGTATCAACTGTCGTCGGCTGCTCTGCCGCGCGCCGCTCTTCCCCAATACCCGGAAGCGTAGACCGAACCGCCTTCCGTCGCCCCCATCCGACGGTCGGTACGGTTCGCACTCGGAACCCATCTCTGGACGCCTTCCGTGGCACGTAAATGGAATCGCCCACCACGCTCGGCGCAACCAGGATGTACGGCACCTGATGCTCCCATAGGCTACCACAGACTCGGAGCCGGTGCCATACGAACTCCCCCTTGCTCCGCGCCGACTTCATGTCCTCGTAGACGCTCGCCGGGACCGGACGTGCCTTCGAGCCGTAAGCGTAGATCGGGCCTTTGATGTGCGACCGGTGCCCCATCTGATACGACTCGCCCGAGCAACTGTTAACGCGCGGCGTGTATTTTATGTTCGCTCCCGGTGCCTTGTACGCGACGTACAGGATGCCTTCCTTGTGATCGTATCCGAACCCCCAGACGTTGCTTGACTGGGGCGTTTCGATCATATTCGCGAACACGTCCGCTTCCGAGCCGTCATCGATATGCGGCGCGGCGATTGTGGGCAGAATCCGCACGTCCTCGCGTGCGTCGTCCTCGACCCCCGGCGGGTAGCCTGTATGGGGCCGCACTCGCTCTCCGGGCGCGCCAACTGGACGCGGCTGGCTCACGGTCGGTACGTCAGCATGTCCGGGCTGCGTAGGCATCCCTGGGTACCACGGCTGATCTTCCGGACGCGGGGGCTGTGGATCCAGTTCGGGAGGGTCCGGGTAGCTGACCGGATACCGATCGGCACCCCCCGGCTCGACTCGGAACCCGGACCGCATCAGCAGATCGATCGCGTTGCGGATGTCGCCTCGGGTCGGCCTCTGGCCCAGCGCGAACACGTCGACCAGCGTTCCGAGCAGTTCTCCGACAGGCCCGTACAGAGAGCCCAGCGCTCGGCCCACGCGGCGACCGCGACTTTGGATGACCTCCTCGATCACCCGCTCTTGTTCTTCGCGAGTTAGGGCCATGCTAGAATTCTACTCGATTCCGGGCTGTGTGTGTTAATCGGCCCGCCTTTAGCGTTATAGTAGGGTAATGATGGCAACAATACCAGAACCAGCTATGTTTTCTCGACCAACCGCTGAAATCCGGGATGATCTGAAGGCCCGTCGCCTGATGGCTCGGATGCTCAAGCGTGCCGGGCTGTCTTTCCCCGTCCGGCTCGATCGACGGCAGGCGGATGCGATCCTGGAAGCGTTTAACAGGCTTCCGGAATCAGCGACCAACAGACACGGCCCGGATACAGCAACCGAGGGGTGGCTGTCGGCCTACCTGCACCTGTTCTCTGTCCTGGAGATGGCGGTGGCGTCGGGGTTACCGGACGGAAAGGCGGACAATGGCGTCAATACTGTCACTGATTGAGTCTGCGCATTATCTTTTTTCCAGCCGACTCCAGTACAGTGGTGCTGTTAATGCGCATCTGAAACTGGCCTTAATGAAGGCCGCCGAGCATGAAGGGCTGGCCCTGATCCAGAACGAGCTGTGGTACACGCCCGAGCAATGGAGCAAGGCCCTGTTCGCCAGGATCATCACGGTTTCGCCTTCAAGTGGCACGACCAGCACGTTCGCGTTCCATTACTACATCCACGATCTAGTTCTGGCCGGGTCGCTGCGCATCACCGTCGAAGAGCCCGATGATTCTACAGTTCGGATGGAAGTTCATTGGAGCGTCAATGCGGCGTGGCTGAATTGACGGGTTCTCGCCACCCGCCGAAGTCACACCTAGAGATCAATCGGTGCCCGGCGTTCGGCGTCCAGACTGTACTCACACTGTGTTCGTGCCCTCGACCCCTCTGGCCACCCTGTCGCGCGTTCGCTCGTGAAGCCACATCATCGCCTCTTGAATCTTCGTTAGCGCCAGGGCATTTTCTCGACACGCATACGGACCCGACTGGAACCCCTTTAGGCGGTCAGCGACGATCGCCAACAACGCTTCGTTGCTCACGCCGTTGACACCGGTCTCGCCAATCGGTCCGTTCTGAAACTGGATGTTGCACAGCTCCACATCATCCTCGTTCTTTAACCACTTGAGAATCTGGTACTCGTGGCACGCGCTGCCCTCGCCTGGTTCGTCAAGCACGTTGATGAGCAGCGCGTCGTTAATTCCGCTTGTCTTGTGGCTGGTTAATACTTTACCCATGTCACTATCTCCCAAACGTGCCACCGAATAATGTGTTGCAACCGAGCGTCGATGGCTGCTGCTGTTGCAATTGCTGTCAATACAGCGTCTAATGCGTCTTAGTATCCCTAATCACCCGCCGCCCGCCACCGCTGGCATGCTGCAACGTGCCGACAAACGGTATCTCGATGCCGAGCACTTCCAGCGCACATTCCGGGCATCGTACCCGCATCTGATCTTGGCAGCCGGGCGGGTCGCCGTCGCAAGCGCCTCGGATTGGATCGCCGCATGAGATGCAGTGGGTGCTTTTGGTTATCTTGGTGTTCATCGGCCGGCCTGTGTATTGGTTGTTATTTGGTCGTACGCTAAAGGCGGGCCAGTCCAGCCTCTTCACGTAATTCATTGCATTTCTCACTGCCGATTTCAAATTCGCGGCACACCGCTGGTTTCGTTTCGTGAATAGAGCAACGATCCGCATCATCCAGCATTGGGCAGCGTCCTGCTTCACCTCCGTACCATTTCAACCTGTACTCTTGCTCGTCCTCGATTCCTCGAACTGGCTGGACAACTGGCAGCAACTTGGGCTCACGATCAACGTCAGACTGAAAGATTTCCACGATCAATGACTTGCAACACAGTCCGCACCCGTCACACGAACCCAAGCACCCGGGAATAAAATGGGCACTTATATACTACACTCACCACGATGATTGACCAATGAACGTAAGTCGTTTTCCCTATTTCTTTTTCTTCGCCCGCTTCCGCTTGGCCTTTTCAGCTTCGGACTTGGGGACTTTAACCAGCTTTTTCAGTAGGGCCGTCACGCTGCGATGGCCGGTGGGTTTCTTAGGCATGTCGATTCATTCCTATTTTCCGCAAAACACTCCGCAGGACGTTTGCCCGAACGAGTTCTCGTCTACCACGTCGAATAAATTCATCTGCTGGCGGCGGGAAAGATACCGCACGATTTGCCTTGCTCGCTTTTCCTTGATCTCAGCCGCACGGTCGATAATTGACTCCAATGGTTTGTATTCGCCCTGGCTTTTGTTGAGCCACGTATATTGGCTTGCCTCTTGGGTGCTTGCCTCGGTAGCACATGCTTCCGTGAAGCGTTTAGGGTGTGTCTCAAGCAGCCAAACCCATTCGTACAGACGTTTGAAAAAACAGCGGTCGCAGTTATTGCGCGTGCGACCTGCGAACAGCGAAAGCCACTCCCATTCTTTCATGTCGTCTGGTTTTTCTGGCCACCCCAATTCGGCCACGCGAGTGAGCATCCACTGCCAAGTGTATTGCGGAGGTCGCAAATCGGCATTCGTCACAATTTCCCAGACCAATTCCAACCCGATACCCATTTCCTGCAACACAAATCGAAGCGTCTGGTTTTTTGGCGACTCCATCCCGGCAATGCGATCCGGCTCGTCTGCCCGCAGTCCTAGATATAGCACCGATGGCTCGCCACCCAACCACTTATTCATGGGCAAGATTTTGCCGTACTTTGTGCAATGTCGCATCAGGCGGGATGGCAGAACGCCCTGCTCAGCTACTACCTCGTCAAGATTGCGACCGCATCGATGGATTGCCCCCAGTCGATTCTCCACCCGTTCAATCCACGCATACGACTCTGGTAACTCCCACCCGACATCGTGCCAGACATACTCGATTGGCAATTCTGGCGAACTTGCCTGCATTACAAGTGCCGAGGCGAGAGAGTCCTTGCCGCTGATGGGGTGGATATGCCTAACCACTCTACTCAATCCCCATGAAGCCCGCGTCATCCTGATTGGTCAGAACGCGGTAGGTCAGTCGCTTACCGACAACGCCGCCCAGCACACGCCGGAAGCGAACCCCGTCGCCGGTTTCGCGGTTGTTGAATCGCCAGACTTGTTCGGCGACGTAGCGGGTCAGATGGAACGGAGCAACAGCGGTGTACGTGCCGCCAATCGTCCGCTTCAACAGACACCAGAAGTTTTCCATGCCGTTGACGTGAATCTCGCCGATGGCGTAGCAACGGGCGTGGTCGATCATCTTGTGGAAGTGCGTCAACGCCAAGTCGCCGTAGGCGCTGGCGCAATCGGTGAAGACTCTGGCCCCGTAGCGTACATGCGTGCGGACTTGGGCCATCAGGGAATGCGACGTTTCGCTGCCGATCACAGCGGCCCGAACGGTGCTATGCGTTTGCCCGTCAGGGCGTTGCAGCACGCCGTGGACAGCCGTTTTGCCGGACGCCCCACGCCCCGTAATGACCTTCTCACGCCGCGCCTTGTGCATGTTAGCGGCCTTGCCGCCGATGTACGTCGTGTCCGCTTCGCTGGGGCCGTCCATCTTCTGAAAAGAACCAGTTTCCATCGCGGTGCGAATCCGATGAAGCATGAACCATGCCGTCTTTTGCATAACGCCCAACGCGCGGGCCAGTTCGCAAGAGCTAATTCCGTTCTTGGCGTTTGCGATGCACCACACGGCGACAAACCATTTCGTCAGTGGCAGGGGAGAATCCTCGAAAATCGTGTCCACCTTCGTAGAAATTTGCTTCCGGCAATCCTTGCACCGAATCATGCGGCGCGTAGCGACTTGCCCGATGCGGTCGCCCTTCGCACCGCAATGCGGACATTCGATTCCTTTGGGCCATTTGACTTGGATCATCAGGGCGTGGCAAACATCGGGATTCGAGTAGTAAGTGACGGCTTCAATCAGCGCGTTCGGGGTGGACATGACATTTTCCTTGGCGGGAATCGTGTTGTGTTCACCCTCATTTTAGCAGGTTAGCTTGGTGAGTCAAGTATATAAGTGCCATAAAATGCCCGTCAATGGTTCTGCATCGCACGATACGCCCACCGCCTCCATAATACGTAGCGATAGGTGCGGCACTCTGACAACTCCGCGCCGAGATCGAAGGTGTCGGCAATGGCAAGTGGTGGTTGTTTGGTCATCACTTCCCCTTGTCATCGCCCTTAAGTCCAAGCGTCTCCGCAAATCGGAGAAACGCGCGCTCGGCGTCGTCTGGCATCCAAAACCGGAAAATTACCTGCCGAGCCTCGATCTCTGCGAAACCTTGCCATTCTTCACGGTCATCGGGCCATAGCGTCAACTTCTCGGCTTTCAACATCATCCGGTCAAACCGCTTCACGGTGTCGGCCCACCGCTCGAAATTAATGCCAAACGATCCTGCTACGGCTTGTTCCATCCTCGCCTCGACAACGGCGTAATCCGGCAACATAACTTTCAGCGGCTTGACCACATCACCAATGTACGCTTCAGCGGCATCGTGAAGGAACACGGCGCGCAACGCATCGCCGACATACCCTTCGGAGATCGCCAGCGCCGTCGCATGGACGCAATGCTCGGCCAAGCTGTAGAACCTTGGACAATGGCACCCAAACCGGCATAGCTTGCTGAGCGCCGCTGCAATCGTGTCGATGTCAATCGCGTCCGGTGTCGGGTTCGCTAGATCAATGTAGTGACCTGCCGCCACCTTAATCGTGTTTCCACGGCAGCCCGTAAGATCGACCGGTGTTTTGGTTTTGGTCATTGTTGCTTCCACTGAAAACTACTACAATAATCAGACTCCGCAACCATCGGCCTGGCCTGGACAATGCCGGGACTCACCACGCTTTCAACCGGCCCTAGGCCTGTAGTTTTTCGGTCTACCGCCGCTTGACGGTAAAGCACGACCGGGGGCTGTAGCATACACTCTCCCGCACCCGTCGGCACGTTCCCATACTCGACCGGCACAATGTCCCTGAACTTCGTCGGCTTGCGCGTCGTCTTCGCTCGATACCAGCGGCAGTTGATGCACGCCTGTTGTTTCGAATGGTCACTCATTATGTTTACACTTCCAGAGAATGGTTGTCATGTGGCGTTCACACGGGGCCCTCCAAAATGCTCAGCGGCACACGTCGCGCAAAAGTACCCGCCGCAATAGTAGCACCGGAACGCTAACCGAACTGGCATCTCCGTACCACACTCACACGGCACTTTGCCCTCTTTTGCACATTTGAATTGCATCGCGATGAACTCCCGCCACGCTAGCTCTAAATCCGGGGTGGCCGCAATCCTTCGCATAACAATGCGATGCAACGGATCCGCGTTTATCGTCTTTCATAATGGTTAATCTTTTCTCCGGCCCCGGTTACGCGGGACGTTCTACGGCTCGATCGATCGCACCGCTGAAGCGATTGCAGCCGCGGCCGTCAATGTCCCGTTCACCTTGTCCAATGACTGACGACACTCACGGAGCATCACGGCAGCTTTCGGCAACCCTTGCCGGTTCGCGTCCACGATCAGATGTTCCAGAATGTCCTGCATCAAGTAAATCAACCGTTCCTCTTGCCCCACAGTTCGCGGATCGGTCACAAGTGATCCGTGATCGTTTCTCGCGTAGAGCAAGTCTGCAATCCGATGAATCGCCGTAGAACCATCGCATGCACGGGAGCCGTCGTCCACGTCGGTTTTTGAATCCATGTCCATCTCTCCGGCCCCGTGATGCGGGGCGTTATCCAGCTATTCACACTGGCATTCTTCTACTGCCTTTTCGCATTGTCCGCAGCGAGAGACTCGCCATCGCCCAACCGCGATCAATTCGTTTGCTTCTGCACACGATTCAGCCGTGGGGCATGTCGCGTGCAAATACTGATTCGGGTTCCGTCCGTCGTTTTCGCTCATCGGCCGCACTGTGCTAATCGTATCGCCACGCCTGCACCACCGCTGGATAACAAGCGGATCAACCGGAGTTGCCGACGACGCTGTTTTTGTATGCATAATCTCTCCCGGCAACCCGGTTATCCTTGGACGTTATCTGGATGATTCCCGCTTAGCTTTGATTCGTCGCATTGCCTCACGTTGCATCCGTTTCGGTTCCTTACACGCTTCCCAGTCGCCGGACATCTCATCGACGTACAGCATATTGGTCGGCCCAAATCTGACAACGAGCCGCTTCGGCGGTCCTGCGCGGTCGTATGACTCTTGACCTACCAACACGACAACCGGCTTATCCAGCCTCAACAGTCCTGTCGGTGTTGGGCACTTCTCATCAGGCAAAAACCAGTACCAACCGGGTCGCTTCGGCATACGTCACCAGATAACAATCACATGCACTCAAAGCCGCGAAGACGTGCTCGTGCAAAATGGTCAATCAACCGTCGAGACCCGGTAAACACAAACGTTATCCGCCAGGATTCACCACGGAACGCACTGCCGCATCTTTGGCTTCCAACAGTTGTCGCAACGATACGGTCCTTTCGGGGCCGCCGTCGATCGTTTCGACGATAGTTGCCGCAAGGTCGTGGAACGGCTTCGACACGCCTTGCAGATGTTCCGGAAAATGACCGCACTCAAACCACTTCATCATTCGCTCTTCCATTTCCAACTCCTTCACTGAAGTGTCCACCAGTTGCCACAGCGCCACGAACGAGTCGCCGAGCGGAAAAAAATACATGTGCCGGCTGGTCACGTAAAACGGATAACAAAGCGATGAACGACGAGCCACCACCGCCCTCGTGATTCGACGCGGGTTCGTCGTTCATCGCTGTTTGATTGCTCATCGTTTTTCTTTCGTGGCCCGTGGCCGGGTTATCGCAGACGCTATTTGATTCACAAAAGCCCCTTGCGGGAACCGATCCCGCTCCTCCGGTCGACCCGGTACTGCACATCCTGTTGGCTCGCTACTCAACATAACCCATCCACAACCCCAGTTAACATTCTACAGGCAAAATTTCACCCCGTTTCATTGACCACAAAGCCGCAACCCAATTTCAACGTTCAAATTTTTGGAAATGCAACCTCATGAACAGATTGACGGTCACTATCTCAGAATCGTGCCGGAAGCCAGGCCCAAAAAGAATCCAAATCAGGAAAACTGCCGACATCGAACCTCTCTCATTTGCAAGGACGATTTGGTGTCTGGAGCCGGTGGGGGGCACCCCCTCGCTCGCGAACCCCCCCCTCCCCTATGATTTGACCGTACGGGCTGGTGGATTCAGCCCCGGTAGCCTGCCAGCCTGGCGCTATGCCGGACCCGCCAAGGGCGTCGATTCCCCCCTTAGCCCCGCACCAGGCCCCGCCGCACCTTCACCAATGCTTCACCGCAATCGTTCATTCCCCTGTCCCGAACGTGAGCCAGCTCACGCTCAAGGCCCGTTTTGGCAACGGATGCCAGTGTACCGGTCGGCTAGTACACCGAGAGCCCCCCGGCGCCGGGAGCCGCTACGGGGGCGGATCCTCCCCCTGCGGCCGGGTCCGGCGCTGGACCGATGGCGACGTGAGCCCCGGATGGAGCGGGCAGTCGGCACGAGGGCAGCGACAGCCGCGGGGCCGGCCCTGGCGCCCGAGCCCGCCACGGATGCCGGCGGCCTGCTCAGCCTCCATTCGGGCGCGGGTTGCTGCGTATTGGCGGCGTCGGGCGTCCACATGGGCTACTCGGTCGATGCAGTCGTCGAGGTGGACCAGGACCCGGCCATCGGCGAGTGTCAGCGTGCGGACGCGGGCTAGACGGACCCATTCTCTGACAGTGCTATAGCTCCGACCGCACGCTGTTGCCGCAAATCTCACCGAGCTGTATCTGGAATAGGCTCGTTTGCGTTCTTTGGCACGTTTTCTTGCACGTTTTCGGCGTTTTGCTCGTTTTTTGGACATTGTACTGTATCAGACCCGGGCGCTTTGTCCGTCTCTCGATTTTCCCCGAAAATTTGTTAACCGGCTCCCCAGTCTGGGTATCCTACTGTAGCCCGGACCGGAGCGGGAAGTACACGACACCATCCGATCGACGATGGGGTCCGTGGCAGAGTAACGTGGACAGCTGATCGAGCTACCGGGCCCGTCTCCAGGCGGGCCTGGGAGCCCGGACAGACCCGGGGACGAAGGCTGACACCACACTTAGGGCCGCGCACGCGGCGGGAGAAATGACCG